GGAGGCGCACCTGCAGCAGCAGGCGGCGGTGCGGTCTGCCTCCCTTGCCCCCGCACCGCCGGTCGCCCCGGAGCTTGCCGGCTTCATCCGTGGCCAGTTCGAGATCTTCCGCAACCACCGCAACACCGCGTCAGGCTGGTCCGGCCGGTTGATCGAGGCGTTGCGCGTGTTCAACGGGCAGTACTCGCCCGACAAGATGCGCGAGGTGGCGAAGTTCGGCGGCAGCCAGATCTACGCGCGCCTGTCCGCGCAGAAGTGCCGCGCCGCGAGCTCGCTGCTGCGCGACGTCTATCTCGGCAGCGACCGGCCGTGGACCATCCGCCCCCCTGCTGATCCCGACATCCCCGACGAGATCCTGCAGAAGATCGACGCGCTCTTGAAGCACGAGGCCGCGATGGTGGCGCAGACGCTCGGGCAGCAGCCGCCCGAGGATGCGGCGCAGCAGCGCAAGCTCGCTCTGCTGGAGTCGGCGATGGACGCCGCCAAGAAGAAGGCCGCACAGCAGGCCAAGATCTCCGAGGACCGCATCGAGGAGCTGCTGCGCGGCGGGATGTTCTACCACGCGCTAGCCGAGTTCATCGTCGACCTGCCGATCTTCCCGTTTGCCTGCATCAAGGGGCCGACGGTCAAGATCATGCCGGAGGTGAGCTGGCCACCGGGTGGCGGGCGGCCGATCGTGCAGCAGGTCCCCAAGATGGTCTGGGGTCGCATATCGCCGTTCGATATCTGGTGGACACCCGGGGTAGCCGATATCGCAAATGCCAACGTCATCGAGAAGTCGCGGCTTACTCGTGCCGAGTTGAATGACCTGCTTGATCTCCCCGGCTTCAACCAGGACGAGGTACGGCTGGTGCTTGAGGAGTACGGCCGTGGAGGGCTGTACGACAACTGGGATACGACGGACGCCGAACGCGCGGTGCTCGAAAGTCGCGAAAATCCGGCCTGGAACCGCAGCGGGCTCATCTCCCAGATGGAGTTTCATGGCAACGTACAGGGGACGATCCTGCAGGAGTACGGAATGCCGGGAGTCCCGGATCCACTGCGGGATTATCATATCGACGCCTATTGTATTGGCTCCCACGTCATCAAGGCCAATCTATCCCCCTCGCCGCGTGCGCGACACAACTACTTCATCACGTCTTTCGAGAAGGTTCCCGGAACCCCGATCGGCAACGGCCTTGTCGACATGATCAGCGACATCCAGGATGTCGCCAATGCCACGCTGCGCTCACTTGTAAATAACGTCTCGATCTCGTCCGGCCCGCAGGTCGTCGTCAACGACGATCGCTGCCGTCCCGAGGAGAACACCGACGAGCTGTTCCCGTGGAAGCGTTGGCACGTCTCGAATGATCCGGTCGGCAACAACTCCAAGCCGCCGGTCGAGTTCTTCCAGCCGCAGTCCAACGCCAACGATCTGTTGACCGTGTTCAAGGCTTTCGTCGACCTGTCCGATGATGTGTCTGCGATCCCGAAGTACATCGGTGGACAGGCGAGTGGCGGGGCCGGTCGTACGGCGTCCGGCCTCGCCATGCTGATGGGCAATGCCAGTAAAATTCTTCAGACGGTTGCGGCCAACATCGATCGCGACGTGTTCGAGGTGGCGTTGACGCAGCTTGCCGACCTCGTGCTGCTCTCGGACACGACCGGGATACTGACCGGCGAGGAGGACATCTCGGTCCAGGGCGTCAGTGTCGCGGTGCAGAGGGAAACCCAGCGGCAACGGCAGCTGGAGTTCTTGCAGCACACCGCCAATCCGATGGACATGGACATCATCGGCATCACCGGCCGCGGCGCCGTGTTGCGCAGTGTTTCCCAGACCATCGGGCTCGACGGCGACAAGGTGGTCCCTTCCGACGAGGAGTTGCAGAAGAAGCAGGAGGCCAAGGAGAAGGGCAAGCAGCAGCAGGATCTCACCGAGCAGGTCGACAAGGGCATCCAGACCGGCGTCGAGCTCGGGGTGCAGAAGCTCACCACGGAGCTGACCCAGGGGTTCCTCGCCTCGCACGTCCAGATGCCCGAAGATCCGGGTGCGCCCGATGGAGGTGGTGCACCAGGCGGTCCCGGCATGGGGCCGCCTCCCGGCGGGCCGCCGGGTACGGGAGCACTCGGCGCCCCGCCGGGTGGTCCGCCCGGCATGGGACCGCCTCCCGGCGGGCAGCCTGGTGGCGGTGGTGCACAGATGATGCGCAACATGCAGGGCGCGCGGCCGACGCCGATGAGCAACCAGATGACCCAGCCGGCGAACGTCGTCGGCAACCAGCCGGGGCCGATGGGTCCGGGTGGACGCCCACGTCCCATAATCGGAGGACCAGGATGAAGAGTTATCCAGGCAAGTTCAGCAAGGGGCTGATGAAGCGCAAGAACGTGCCGTTGATGGAGGAAGGCGGCGAGGTTGATGCTGCGGACGATGATGATCGCAGCGATGAGAATGTCGACAAGGGGATAACGGGATATCCACGTCCCCCACGCCCTCCGCGTCCTCCGCGTCCTCCGCGTCCGGAATAGCCAAGGGAGCAACTCGATGCCGACGTTCTACGTGCGCTATCGCAAGAAAGGCCCGACTGGCGTGTTCAGCGTCATCGCGGCGAACCGCAACGACGCGATCTCGATGGTCAGGAAGTCGGCCACTGCGGGCGAGGAGTTCGATATCATGGACGTCAACACTGCCGGCTACGAGATCACCAGTGCGACCGGTCCAACCGGATCGGCATGAACCAAGAGGGAGAACGAGAGGATGACGACGTATTATCTCAAGGCGCGCAAGACCCTGCCGCTGCAGTATCTCACCGTCGATGCGAACACGCGCGAGGAGGCGATCTCGCAGGTCGCGACCAGCGCTGCCGTGGGCGAGCAGATCGAGGTTCTGGAGTGCACGGACAGTCCGGCCGCGGATGTTCCGCCCGCGGGCGGCGCGACCGGGGCGACCGGGACTTCCAGACGCGGATAACCCATGCGGCTGGTATGGAACGCGATTGTCCGCAACGAGGCGAAGGTCATCGAGCGGTGTGTGGCGAGCCTCATGCCGCACATCGACGGAGCAATCGTCGTCGATACCGGGTCGATCGACGGTACGCCGCAACGCCTGGAGGCTTTGTTCACCGCTGCTGGCAAGCCATTAGAGTTGCGCTACGCACCATTCGTAAATTTTTCACAGGCGCGCAACGAAGCGCTCAAGCTCGCACGCGCAAGTGAGCTTGAGTGGGACTACCTGCTGCTTGCCGACGCCGACATGGAGTTCAAGGTCAAGCGCGAACCCTGGCTCAACGGCGAGAAAGGGTTGTCTTATGACATCCGACAGCGTGCTGGATCACTGGGTTATCACAACCGCCGGCTCGTCAGCCGCGCTGCTCAGGGCTGGTATGTTGGTGTCACTCACGAATACCTTGATGTGGCATCGGCTGGCAGCATCGATAGTGCAGAGTTCATTGACCATGCTGACGGCGCTAACCGTCCCGGCAAGTTCGGCCGTGATATTGCCCTTCTTGAGAAAGCCCTCGCGACCGAGACTAATCCCGGTCTGATCCAGAGATATAATTTCTATCTCGGCGGATCGTATTACGATGCTGGCTTCTTGGAGTCTGCCGCGAAGCATTACAAGATCCGCACCACGTTGGGCGGGTTTGACGAGGAGGTCTGGTATGCGCAGTATCGTTATGCCCTCTGCCTTGCTCGCCTCAACGACCACGATGGTTTCTTCCGCGAGATGCTCAGGGCCTACCAGCTGCGCCCCTCGCGGGCAGAGTCGCTTTACGAGCTGGCCAAATTCCACCGCGAGCGCGGAGAGAACTACGTCAGCTTGCTGTTCTCGGAAGCCGGCATGCGTCTTCCTTCCACGACCGACCAGCTCTTTGTCGATGATCATGTATGCAAGTCGGGTCTGAAGGAGGAGTTCGCGATTTGCTCGTACTACGATCCGCTACGGCGTGATCGCGGGGCGAAGATCTGTGACGAGCTGGTGCTGCGTGGCAGCGAGCAGGCGCGTTTCAACCAGTATTGGTATCTCGAACCCCTGGCGAAACATGTTCCCAGTTTCAGACCTATCCGGATCGAGTTTTCTGTCCCCGATGGATGGGTGGCGACGAACCCCTCGGCCATCAACGACGCGGGGAAGCCGTTGGCGATGGTACGGACCGTCAACTATAC